GAACTACAGCACCAGAGATGATGTTGTTTCCATATAAGAATGAACCAGCAACTGGCTCACGGATTCCGTCGATATCGACAGGAGGTGCTGCGATGAATGCTATGATAAAGCATGTAGTAGCAGCTAATAGGCAAGGGATCATCAAGACACCGAACCAACCAACATAGATGCGGTTGTTAGTACTTGTAACCCACTCGCAGAACTCGGACCATCCAGATAGGAGACCCTGTTCTCTTTTTTGAAGAGTTGTCATGAGGACAATTAAGTTAAGTAGGGCTTCAAGGGAGAAGCGATACTGTTATTTCCACCAATCCCTTCACTGGTGGATATGAGAGACTTACCCCCTTGGTCTCGGTTTGGGGTACTAGAAGGTTAGCAAATGCTCACCCGATGTTATTTATTATAACGTTATATTAAGCGTTTGTCAACCCTCACCACCATTTCCATTGGAATCATCCCCATTAGATTGTCCAGTCCCTGTTCTTTGCTGTGCTCTAGCCTTTCTGATTTTATCTGTTACCTTCTTATGCCATGCAGGACCATCTTTATCTGGATTATTCTTTGCCTTCTCAACCTTTGCATCAATATGAGGATTACCTGTCTTAGGCATGGCTTTTGCACTGGCAGGATCTAATTTATTAAATCTCTGCGATACCTTTTCACCACTTGCCAAATCAGGATGATAATTATTAACCATTTCTGGTGGTGGGTCTTTAGGATAATCTGGTTTAATGTCGTCGGGATTGAAAAATTGGTTAGGTGATTTCAATTGTTTTTTCTCAATGATTATAGAACCTTTGGGTTTATATGATGCAGTTACTGTGGTTCTCTTTTTCTTTTTAGGTCTACTACCCTGAGTCTGAGCTGCAACAGATGCAAGAGTAGCAGCATCTACTCCTTGCCCACCGTAAACATCTGCCACAGAACCAAAATCTTGTTGAGGTACTAGTTTCTTCGCTGTAGGAAACGCAGCAGGGCCTTTTGGTCTTATTTTTCCAGGTCCAGCACCCCCTCTATCGGGAAGATATCTATCAGAATCAGGATAATACTTTATAGGACTACTTGGGCCTTGGTTCATAGCAATTTGAGTTCCGCTATCTGTAGATGATTGCTGTTTCTGTGATTGCTGTCCAAACTGAGGTAACTTCAAATAATCCTGCCAACTCATTCCATATTTTTCTTTGAATATTTCTGGTGTCATAGTAGGATACATTCCTGTTGATGCTGCTGTTGCATCTGTCGCTCCTCTCCTTGTCTTTGTAGTTGGTGGTCCTTTAGGTTTTTTAGGCCCCCAAGCAAGTTCGTCACCAGGTTGAGCACCTAGACCACCGACAGCATCCGATGCAGGATCTTCAGGGAATGGAGATTCTTTTTCCCCATAAGATCCATCATTATATTGACTCATAAGATCCATCATAAATTGATCCATTAGTCTAGTTCGTTGAGCTCTCAAAGACTCAATTTCTTTCTGTATTCCTCTTACTTTTTCAGTATCTTCTGCCTTTTTCCAATAGTCAGGGTCATCTGAACGAGCAAGAGAGTCATATGATTTATATAATTTATCTAACTCTTCCCTATCCTTCTTATCTCTTGGTTCTTGCTCTGCAAAATATGCTTCCCTTGCTTTCGCTGCTTTTGCCCGTACCTCCTTAGATATTTTAATGAATGCCTTTTCCGCTGCGGGATATTCTTTTTCAGCCTTAACCCATTTATCATACTGGGCTTTATCAGTGGTTACATTTTGTCCTACTGCTGCTAATTGTGACTTGAGTGTTTTCCATTTTTCTTCTGCCTTAACATACTCTGGCAACTTATACCATTCTTGAGTCTCACGATAAGCATTATATTTTTCCTTACTAATTGCTTCCTGTTGAGCCTTTAAATCCTTATATGCATTATAACGTTTAGAAATTTCCGCAGTTCTCTCTTTCCGTCCCTCCTCCTTTGCTGCTTTTTCCTGAGCATTTAAAGTTTTAAACTCATCCTTAAACTTAGACCATTCTTTATTAGAAGCAAGAAAATTCTCAAACTCCGTATCAACAAATTCTGCAAACTCTGGATTATCCTCATATGCTTGCATCATCTCCTTTTCTAGAGAGTCTCGTTGGTCATCCGTTAATCCTGGATCAAAATCTTGATATGCATCAGGATCTGTTTCAGGATCAGGATAACCTTCAGGAGGAGTCAAATTAGATACGTCTTCTGGAGGTCCACCACCAAACGGTTGTTGAGCAGTACCCACTTCTGCACCTGCATCCGTACCCTGAATTTGTTGAGCTGTTCGGGGTGTTCCATCAGGATTCAATTGACTACCCAATGCCATTCCAGGTTTAGTTAATCTTCCTCCTACTTGTCTTACAAGGGGAGTCGGTGCAGATAAGAATCCCCCTTTATCCGCAGGTCTAAATGGATTAAATGCTTGATCGGGTCTACCCAAAGGATTGCCTGGTTTACCTGCTTGAAAATTGGCATCACTTCTTCCTAGTTGAGCTCGATCATCTTTCCACAAATCCTTCCAAGAAGCCGTGTCTTCACCTTTGACCCTTGCGTCTTTTCCTTTATTCCAAAATCTTTCAATTGCCTGTGCTGCTGCACCTAATTGATTAATAACCCGACCTCCTGCGGTCATTGCCAACATCAAATTCAATAAATTGTGATCTGGTTTAGCAGGATTTTTTAAATCATCAAGCACTGCTGGAGGTAATGAATTCAAATAATTGTCCATCTGTTGTGCGTCATCTTTAGATCCTGTACCATACTCTTCAACAGGATCCCAATCATCAGGTGCATTTTGTAAAACGTTTTGTGCTGTCTGTGCTTGATAGTCTGTATAGTATGGTGCATAATTGCCACCTGCTACCAGTGCTGCGTCTGTTGGTGTTAAAACACTACCGTCAGTTTGTTTTGCGGCTATCTTTGCTTGAGGATTACCTCCAGGAAATTGAGTTGGTCCATAAGGATAAGGTTGTCCCGTCTTTGGATCGATAGGAACAGAATCACCACGAGGTATATTTGAAGCAATGTTACCTAAAGCATCTAAACCACCCTCTGATTTTTTTATACCATTTATTCTATCGATAAGATCGTTCCTTTGTTTCTCGGTTAATGGTATACCTGAATTTAAAATCCATCGAAGTTCTTGTGCATCTGTAGCTGCACTAGCAATAAGTTGATCTGTCTGAGAAACATCAAAATCTTGGTAATCATCAGGATTTGGAGACCAACCTTCAGGAGGACCGTAATTCTGTCCAGCATTATATTCTGCTATAACATCCATCATAAATGCATCCATTCGTATGGTGTTAGCGGCTATCATAGAATCCAACTTCTTCTGGGCTTCCTGTTCCTTTTTATTATGATTAGGATTTTTTGCTAGGTACTCTTCATACTCATTTGGCCAAGTAATAGAAAGCTTGTCGTATTCTTTAAATCGCTTATCTGATTCTTCGTAATGCTTCATATTTATTGGTTCTTGCCAAGCAAAGTAATCTTTTCTTGCTTGTGCTGCTTTTGCCTTTGCGGCTCTAGCTGCTGCTGGTTTCTCCTTATCAGATGCTGACAAATATTCTGGATAATTATACCATTCTTGAGAGGGCCAATACTCGTCATATTTTTTCTGAACAAATGCTTTGTGGTCCTCCCTCCACTGTACTAATTCCTCCCAGTACTCCTGTGCTATCCTACTCTTTTCTATTGCCCACTTATTTCTTGCATCCTTCTTTTCTTTTTTTATCAGATTATATAAATCCGTAGTCTCCTTATTATATTCTTGCTGTTCAGGAGAATCAAAGTAATCATCAATCATTTGATCAATATACTCTGGATTTTCTTCATATATTCTCTCCAGTTGTGCCTCCAAATCTTGATGCTCAAAAGGAGTTAATTCTGCAGCAATTTGTTCCTCTGGAGATAATTCAGCAATTTCCTCTGGAGATAATTCAGGTTCTTCAAGTTCCATAGGGGATTCGGCAGCTAAATCCTCAATATTATTATCTAACCATTCAACCTTCTGCTCATTACTCATGTACTCCCAATTAGCAGGTGATCCTGGTGGTTCTTTATCAAGATTATCATAATGGGTTTGAACACCTGCATTATCTCTATTCTGATAAGCAGCACTATTCTTAATATATTCTTGAGACTCTAGAGGTAAAGATCCTAACGGAATTTTAGTTTGTTTAATTACATCTCCTCTAATATTAGAAGGATAACCTGCCATTCCTCCAGTATTATCTGATCCTGGAATTCTTCCATGAAGGAAATTAGAAAGACCATCAATTATATTTGATGCCGTTTGTATAATACCATGAGATACTTCACCCTGATATCCTTCCTCACCTGGTCCTGGTTGATCACGATTATGATATGCATGATCGGTGTACAATACATAGGGTTCCGATCCATCCCTTGGAATTACTACCTGTAATTGTGCTTGACCTGCCAATGCTAATTGATTATGAGTACCAGAAGGCTTGTAATTAGATATACCAGTACGAATATCAAATCCAGTTCTATCTGGGAAAGTCCCATCATTAGCCGTCACCCTTCCATCGGAATCAACCACAATATTCTCATCAGAATAATTTTGAGGTATAGAAACAATAGGAATTTGTATGGGTTCGCCATTTGCTCCTATAGCAGTTCCATCAAACCAACTCACATTCAGTTCTGCTCCATATTGCTGTGCTGTTTGAGGAGGTATTAGAGCAGATAGATCCAGAGGGTTATTTGTAAGAGTTGAAGTTGCAATTGTCAACATAGGGTTAGCAACTGCATTAACTATTGAACTAGTGATAGTATCCCTCACATCACGAGGTAGAATCCCACCAAGAGGATTAATACCATCAACCACAGATGTTATTACTTGTGGTAGTTTATCTTTAACGTCACTCAAAACATCTTGTACCTGATCTGGTAGAGTATTACTTAATTGAGCTATTTGATCTACACTATTCGGATTACTAATAACTTGGCTTATGGAGGATCCAAGATTAAAATTAGGTACATTCTGATCAAAATTAACCTGAACAGGCATATTAGAAACAGGTATTTTCTCTCCAGAATTTAAAGTATATTCATAATCAGTATCCATATTGGGATTAATACCTGAAGTAAGTTGAATTGCTTGATCCGCTACACCAAATATAGCATCTTCAGGATCCGTAAAAGTATATGTATCACTGATTCCATTTACATAAAGATTTCCATCCTTATCCACGTTTATATGATTGGCAAATGCACTGGGACTCCCAATCTGTCCTATAGTATTATAATATTCATCTCGAACCAACCCTCCCTCAGGACCGTATATATTTCCAGGCCTAGGTTGATCACGATTTGGACCACCAAGAAGTAAATCATTGATAGCGTCTAAATCTTGTTGAGGTAAATTAGACCAATCTTTAGGGTCAACATTCTGATTTAAATAATCGTTAATTGTATTTTTAATATCTTGAGCATCTTGTGTGGGAAGTTTTATTACTCGTGGATCCTCAGTAGTATAAGTTCTAATACCTGCATTATGTAATAGATAATCTTTAAAAGTGAGTCCTGCAGCCTGCAGAGTACTCATCAATTGACTCAGTTTTCCTCCCTCGTCCTTTAATTTTTGCATAAACTCTCTGTATGCTGACTGTTCCTCAGGTTTTAATTCAGAAATAATTTCTTCATCCCCATCAATCAATCCTTGAACAAGAGCATCACTCTCCGTTTTCTGCTGACTTTCTATTTGTGCTGGTGTTTTTGCTTCTAATTCTGGTAAATTCCAATCTGGATTATTGAGATAATTAACGAGTCCTGCAGATTGATCCTTATCCGCACTCTCAGTATCACCCAGTCTTCTCTCTACTGTTGCCTTCATTAATTTCGCTTCTGCATTATCAGGTTGAACCTTTAATATTTTATCTACATCTTTAAGAGCCCCTTCATTATCACCATCCTTTATCTCCGTGGTAATTGCGGTATTTAATTTGGTTACTTCTTTTTTAATCTGGATTTGTTTAAAGTCGTTGAAATCTACCTTACCCTCAGAATCAGTTTTAATTACAGGAGCAGCTTCAGGAGCAGCAGGTTGTTGATCAGATCTTAACGCAGCAAAAGATTTTTCTTTTTCAATAGTATCCACATACTTTTGATACTCAGCTTCACTAGTCTTTGCTTGAGGATTTTCTTCCTCTGTCTCTTGCTTCCATGTATTATAGTCAACAACTTCTGGTTCATACTCTCCCAATCTAGGTGCTCTCTTTTCCTGTTCGGTAGGGTCTTCCTCACCAGGAGCAGGAGTGGTTGAACCAGGAAAATTTTCTCCAAATTTTTTATCAGTATAATCTTTACTTGCTTCTAATTGTTCTCTTAATTGTTTCTCTCTTTGCTTTTTAGATTGAGAGGCTCTGGATGGACTACCAGTTCTTATAAAAGCAGATGCCTCTGGACTATCTAATGATACAAAAACAGTAAGAGGAGATGTTCTACGATAATTAATTTGAGTTATTCCATAGTTATCAAAACCTGTTCCGTGATGAGTTGGTTGATATAAAATGAATCGAATATTCTCTGCTCTTGCATAAGAAGGAAGTCCTAATGACCAATCTTTCAATGTACCATCACCACTACCAACTGGAATTATCTTATATTCTACACCGCTTTGTTGAACTCCTCCACTATAATCAAGTCTTTGAATAGTAGTCTGACCAGGTAACTGATAATAAACCATCAAGTCTTCATCTGCTGCATCAGGATCTTCTCCACCATTACTATCATTACCCCTAATACCAGTTACTACTAGCGTATCAAACTTACTTGCATCAATAGGTTTAAGAGCAGCATATCTAGGAGTTGAATTACCATTAAACCCTAAGTAGTCTTTACCTAAATCAAATCCACCATCTGTTCCTGATCCTGTTCCACTTGAAGTAATAGCAGTATTTGAGAGGGCATCTGATCCACCTTCATAGGCTTGGTAAGATGCCTCTACATTACCTTCAATGGTTTCTAAATTAGTATCTCCTTGTGAAGCAAGAGTTGACTGCATGAAACCACTAGTGTTCATTCCCTCGTCAATCAAAAAGGATGCTCTCCAATTTGAATAAGATGGATCATGATGATTCTTTAATATCTCCCTTTCTTCTCTCTCTAAAGCAGCAATTTCTTTCAGTATTGATCCCCTCTTATTTGAGGTTTTCTTCACTTCAGTTAAAGTTATTCTACGAAATATAGGTGAACTAGTCATCAATAGTCAATAAACCTTTTTTATATTTATAATTATTATACAACATAAAATAAATGAGTGCTACATGTATCGCAGTATACCTTAACCATTTATTAAGTATTATTGCTGTATATATAGAGATAGGTTTGTTGTCTCTAAATGAAAAGACTATTACCTCTTGCAATGTTTTTGATGACAGGTGCAATGGTAGCACCAGCAAACGCTGATTTGATTCACCGTTTATCTACATCAACTTCTCTAACAGTTGACGGAGCTTTAACCGTTGGAACTAGGCTAGGTTCAACTTATGCTGTAAGTGGTAGTAATATAGAAGTTCCTGATGGTTCTCACTTTGGTACTATGACAGTTGGTTCTGCAACTGCTGCACCGACTCAAGACCTTGGTGGATATGGGATTAAAACAGCTGGCTCAGCCTTTTCATTCTCAGAAAGTTGGACTCAAGGAGACGCTATAGCTGCGATGGGAACAGGAGTAGACGTGACCAGTGGTATTGTCGCTGACATGCCAGCATATGGTTCACTTCAAACTAACTCTGGTGGTGTTGCGGGATCTTTAGCTGGTACTTTGACATCTGCTGGAGCCGTGACTTTAACAGCAGGTGGGGCTGGAACAAATGCGACTGGCCAATTTGTATCTGAAATAACCATCAAGTAAAGAGGTTATATATAATATGAATAAACTCCTTGCCGTACTACTGCTATTGAGTAGTAGTACTGTTGCTAAAGCAGTCCCCGTCGTCCCTAATTTCAGCCAGGGCTCGATGACCAGCCATACGGAGACCAATTCTACCGTGACCGAAACTATTAACTCAGTGGATTATAGAACAGGATGGGAATACAGCGTTACTGGGGTAGGCATCTCCAACAATGGAGAACCCTTGAACCCAACCGTCAGCACTTCGACGGTACAAGTGAATCCGACAGCAGACGGAACAGGAGAAGTCACAGGAGGAGTAACAAGTTCCTTCGATGCATTAGATCTCTCAACAGGAGGATCATTTACGATAAGCACTCCAGGAGATGCATTTCAATTTACCCAGAGTTATTCTGGACCAGGCTTAACAAATCAAACAATAATTCAAAGAACAACAGTAGTAACAAGCGTCACAGATACCACAAGTACCTTTACGCAATAGCAACTTCATGTAGTCTTTTAACACCTAACGTTGCATTAGCACAAGGTGTTGGTGGAGTATCAGCTACTGCTAATCCAATTGCCAATAGTTCTGGCTCAGTTACGAACCAAGCTATTCAGGTTCTTCAGGGTCCGTACATAACTAATACCTACGGCAACGGTATCCAGTGTCAAGGAGCTACTGCTAACTTCACACCATATATTCAGTTTAGTGACTCTAGAAAAGATCCTTGGGAGGATTTCTATCTAGAACCACAATATAATATGAATGATGTCTCAGGAAAAATGACAGAGACAACTACCACAGTTAAGAACTATCCTTGGTATAACGGTTGGAAGCATGACAATGCTGGTAATCTTGTCTTAGATGAAGATGGAGAAAAGATCCCTATAGAAGAAAACTGGTACAATACAGCAGTTAGAACTGATCCTAATGATCCAAAATATGACCTTGATGATGATGGACAACCTGATAGATGGTGGAATGATGGAGACTCTATGGAGATTCCTATTGAAGTAGATGGTCCTGATGGTGTACCTGATAATCCAGGTGAAATAATTTGGCAGAAACCAGTTCGCACTGACATGAGTGCTAACCAAAACTTTAACTTAGGATTATCGGCTACTCTTTCTATACCACTGAATAGAAGTATGCAAAGGTTATGTCAACAAGCCGCTCTCACACAGATAGAACAACAGCAACAAATCTCTGCTAATAAAAGATTAGATTTTGAAATAGCTCGTCTTAAAAACTGTGGTGAATTAATGCAAGCTGGTATTATATTCCATCCCAAATCTCCTTATGCATCTATTTGTGCTGACGTAGTAGTAACTCAAGCAAAACCTGGTTCACTTCCTGATCATACACACAAGTTAGGAAACAATACTACAAAACAAGAAACTACTTCTGACGATTCAGTGCCTTCTTCAACGTCCGTATCGCCTGATTCCGATCTCTCTGCAGTTCCATTCTCTCAGAAACAGACAACACCTTTTCCTTTTTTCCGAGGACTTTCTTTACCTTGGCAGAAACCTTCTTCACAAGAGGCTTTATCACCTTCAAAAGGAGATCTGCTAGGGGTTTGGCAAGTAGGGCAGATGAAGTCGCAACAACAGCAATCGTCGCAGTCGTCGTCACAATCTGAGGACTAGGTAGATACTTCTCTACAAAACCTACATCCTCATAGAGAGTAATACATACAGTCTTATCAGCATTCCATTCATGTCCTGAGACCTTTTCATTTCCACTTGTAGTATAATCACCTACACGTAGATCACCAGGTCCAGGACATTCTTTTTCTTGAGCAGTCTCTGGTGGTATACTAGGTGCTCCTGGTGGTGTTGGAGTATCTGGTGGAGGAGGGGGTTCAGCATCTACACCATCTGCTTCTGGTTCTTGGGGAACCACAGTAGTCCATGTAAGTCCTTGTGATTGATAGTCTGGTGGTTCAAAGTAAGGCATACCCGCATCACATAGAACCGTATTACCTTTAGGGTCATCATTGACCAACATATTATTTTTTGATCTCTGTTTCACATTCTCTTTGTGAACCTTGACACAACCAGGCATATCAACAATCGGTTTTCCTATAGTAACTGTTACAGGAACATCAGGTGGTAGGGCTTGTGGTGGTTCTACCATCCATACCTTTACATCAGGTACATCTATTCTTCTTATATTTGCCATCCTAATATTTCTCACATACACATTCCCTATCCCTACATTACCTGCACTAATATTATTAATGGTAGGAATACTAAAAGAATCAATATTAATATTACCAATATCAGGAATCATGATACTTTTGTGCTGGATGCTGCTTCGGCTGAGTCAGGATGATCCTTTATCCATTGACAATAATTAAATCCAGAATCAGGTGGGAAAATATATTGTCCATTCTCATCAAACTTACCTGAAGTGTCTGCTATCCTTGACTCCTTGGATGGATACTTTGGATAGGGTCTCTTCCCTGTTCTCATCTCTTGCCCCTTTCTTCTTCTCATCTGATTACCAGTCTCATGGGTCGGATCCCACTCTGGACATGATGTACCAAGGATCTCCCTGATCATCTCTTTGGTATAACCGTTAGGATGACTCATTTTTCTGCAGCATATAGAGCAAAGGTAGAAGTAGTTATAACAGTCATCATGTTTGCTATGTGTTGTTTCACATCAGAATCACATGCCTTCCCAGGCATAAAGCATCCAAATATAGTTGCTCCTACTATTGCTAACTGAAAAAAGATTACAAACCTTATAAGGTCTATAACTCTGTCCTTACTATTCTTCTCCATAGTAGGGTACAACATCCTGACATGTCCATGCTGATGGGGAAGAAGGATGGAACTGCCAACCCCTCATTTTATTCTCACCACAATGCCTTAACCTAGCAAATTCATGATCTAAAAATCTATTTGAATTAGTTTGGGTATCAAATTCTATATGTGCTTCCTTACTACTAAAACCATTGTTAGGTCTGGATGGAGTAGTGAAAGCAGACAATGCTATTAATCCTAATCCTCCTAATGTAATAATATTTACTGTTCTTTGAGTTAAATACTTTTTCATGTTACCTCTGTGGTACGTTGTCTCTGTAATCAAGTTGTGGTGCTTTAGTTGTTGGAACCACAGCACCAGTGGTAGTAGGAATTAATTGTTGAATCCTTTGATCTATATATGGTTGAAGTTCTGCCATCACTCTCTCTACAGTCGCATCTTGTCTCTTAGTAGGACCATCATTGACCTTATCAACAACAGCATTACCACCAACAAAACTACTAGTTCCTACAGCCAACACTGCTCCTCCTGTTACTAGGGTGTCTTTAAGTTCCATTAGATTAGTTCCTCTAACATGAATAAACTAATAAGATTTAAATTAGCATCATCCATAGCATCATCTGCTTCTGTTCCCTCTTGACGATTTATAATAGCAACTACATTCTCAACAACATATCCCGCATCTCTGAGTTTCTCTGCTGCTTTAATAGCAGATCCACCTGTGGTAATTACATCTTCTAATACAGTTACCTTAGATCCTTTAGGTAATGACGGCCCTTCTATCCATGCCTGTGTGCCATGCCCTTTAGGTTCCTTCCTTACTATCAAACCACCTAGAGATCTTTCATCTATTGCTGCTACCATAGCAACACCTGCTACCAATGGGTCAGCACCTAATGTAAGTCCTCCTACAGCATCACAATCTTCTTCAAGACACTCTAACATACACCAACTGACAAACATCAGAGCATCACCCTGTAAGGTTACTGGTTTACAGTTAACATAGTGCTCACTCTTCCTACCAGATGATAAGGTAAAGTCCCCTTTACGATATGCTTTTTCTTTGAGGAGAGTAATAAATTCTTCTCTAGTTTCTATCATATTCCTCCGTTGGTATTGACCATTCAGCGTATAAACGTCTGCCTGTTTTACCATGTATATCAATATATACTTGGTTGTTACTCGACCAAAGTCCCAAACGTTCTCCTAATTTCACGTAGAGACTCAAAATTTTTCTGTTTAGTGCCACCATCATATGCCCAAGCATAACCCTCCGTAATCATTTGTTCATTTAAAGAAATAGCATCCTCATTAATATAGAGCCAACCAAGAAGCCTGCCATACTTCCCAGTCCCACCCACAAGTTCTGTTCTAATAGTGAGTTCATCTCCTTCACCTGCAATAGTATCTTCAAGTTTTTTCTTTAACCAATTAGTAGCATCTATTCCCAGTGCTTTCTCTTCAAGGTCTCTTGTCCTTTTCTCTGGGGTATCCACTCCAGCAATTCTTACCCGTTCTTTCTTGAATAAATCGAAGCCAAGGTCTATAAGAACATCTATCGTATCCCCGTCTAATACTTTCACTATCTTTGTCACTCGGAAGTTGTAACAACTCTTCCGACTTGGGGGTGTCATTGCTCCCATCTTCTTCCCACTCCAGTTCTTGTAGTGAGTTATTTAGCATCTCTTCTACTGGAGTTCTATTCTGTTCTGCTTCCCAATTCCTCATTTCCTGAATCATCTGTCCCACGTTCATAGGAGATGTGACTATGAACATCGTCGTTAGGATACCATTCATCGTATTTAAATATCCAGTATATCGTAATTGATACTCCTACTAAGAGTATTATTAACATAATATTTATTGACCATACTACATCACCCTGCATATACTTCACCAATTTCCCAACACTCTATTCCCTCATCTCTAATAACATCCATCGTAAATTCAACACGATTAGCAGGAACTACTACACAATACCCAATACCAAGATTAAATACTCTTCTCATTTCCAACTCATCCATATTACCTTGACGTTGAATCTCCATAAAGATTTCAGGAACACTCCATGCATTCCAATCTACATGTGCTTTTAATCCTTTAGGTAAACAACGTGGTAGGTTCTCTGGAATACCACCACCTGTAATATGAGACATACCATATACTTCTTCTACCTCTTGCAACAATCTCTTAACTACTGGTGCATAGATTGTAGTTGGTGTAAGTAATTCAGGATGACTGTAATAACCTAACTTAAGTCTACGTGCCAAATAATTAACAATACTATATCCATTACTATGAAGTCCACTACTTGCTAGTCCAATAATTCTATCACTTGGTTTAATACTTTTACCATCTATAATTTTCTTCTTCTCTACTATACCCGTACAAAATCCAGCAAGATCAATCTTCATCTGATACTGAGGATGTTCAGCAGTCTCGCCACCCAACAATTGTAAACCTGCTATCTCACATCCCTTCAGGATACCAACCATAATATCAGCAACATCCCCATCCAACTTCTTAGTAGAAATATAATCTAAGAAGTATAATGGGTCAGCACCGCATGTGATTATATCATTCACACACATAGCAACAAGATCTATACCTATAGTTGTATAGTCACCAGCAGCTTGTGCAATATCAATCTTAGTTCCTACACCATCAGTTCCAGATACTAAGACAGGTTCCTCGTATCCTACGGGAACATTAAACATACCACCAAACCCACCAACTTTAGGAACTTTTCTTTTGAGTTCTTCTACAAACTTATTACCAGCATCTATATCTACACCAGCCGTCTTGTAATCTAATACAATACCCTCCTTCTTAAAATCAAGAGGTTCAAAATCATTAGTCACGTTGTCTCCAGTCATCAGATCTTTCATTATGAAACCAGTCTACCACATCTTGTGGATCTCCGAAACCCCTACGGTGATTGTTTGAATCGGGGTCTCCTAAATTCAAACTATTCAGAAAAGAATCTGTCGGATCTGTACTAATTCTTCTTGCAGTGTTTAACATACCTCTTGCTGCGGTGTTCGCCTTTGCTAATTTCTCTGCCCAGATCATGTCCTCTAAACTAACTTCAACTCCAGCCCCTATATCTTTACATATAGATGCTAACCTTAAACGGTATTGTGTTGATAGCATAGGCCTCCTATCACTTATGTTTATATCTATGGGGGTTTCTAGGTGCATCTATTGAGAAGATTGCTATGGGTAGAAACATAACCCAACTGAATAAGACAAGAGTATTCATATTCTGTCCTATCCATTCTATTAATGTGTTAAGCATATGCTTGTGCGGCTAACCATACGGATAAACTTAAAGATGTTCCCATGATGGTGAGTCGGCTCATCCACCACATAATTTCATGTTTCATAATTAATGTCCCATAGGAATTCCAGCTGCCATAAGTCTAGAGATATTATCTACCTCTTCGTTATTACAGTAGTCAACAAAATGAGGATGCACCTGTAGCTCTGGTACATCCTCTTTGCTGTGTTCTATTGCTTCGTATGCACTCATAGCATACTCACAGATTTCATAATGTTGTTGTTGTAAGTCGTGATAACCGACAGTATAATGTCTTTGTTGCGTTAGGGGCATGATTTTTCAATCCCATATTACCCATATTTATAGCATAAAGTAGTAAAAAATACCTATTTGTGTGTGGACTCACGGACCCTGTTAGAGAACCTGAACAACTCCATAACAGTCAGGAATCTCATGCGTTAGTTTACTTTCTATACCTTGTTTTAATGTTATAGCACTCATTGCACAAGTAGAACATGCACCACCCAATCGTACCTTAACAAAGTTTGTTTCATGTTCTATCTCTACGAATTCTAACCATCCTCCATCTGCCTCAATGTAAGGTTGGAGTTCTTCTAAAACCCTTATTACATTCTCTTCAGTAAGTTCCATATGGGTTGCCAAATAATGTTGCCTTTTCAAATATTCATATTGGTTATCACTCATTAAAGTAGAATCGCACCAATGATAAATCCCTTTCCAAACGCAAGGCAAAGCATTTGATAATCAGTTAAGTTAAACTTTTCCTGAATTTTCTTTGCCCATTTCTTATCCCACTCTTTAATATTGTGGGCAACTTCTTTCACTTTAGTGAATAGAAGTGTTGAGTTATCAGATGCCATTACTTTTTACACTTACATTTGTACTTCGCAACAGCAGCTACAAGTATTAATACAAGTGCTGCTATACCAATACCTGTACCCACAGATACGCTCTCAGTATCTACTGGTTCTGGTAGTGGTAATGCTTCTTGAAATTCTTTTACCTCTTGAGGTAATGCATCTTTAATAAAATCTTCCATGTTTAGAGTGTATAAGGTTTGTCGTCAGTGGTAATCTTAAGAGGTGCTTGCTCAATTCTAATTGTTTGAACAGGACCACCAGCACTTGCCTTTGCTACAATTTGCTCAATCTCTTGTGCAGTTGGAGGAGGAGGACCAGCAGGAGTACCATTACCATTACCATTCATCTTCATAGTACCATCACCTTTCTTAGATGCGGTCTGAATTCCAAAGCTAGCCAAAACTCCTGTAAAAACCGAAGCAATAAATGTAGGATCAATTTTCTGTTGTGGTATACCTGGTATAGAAACGTAGTTCAAAGTCAATATAGCCCCCGACCAGCCAAGGACGGTAATTCTGACAGCTGTACTAATGATTGCTGCTTGTTCTTCAGCATCAGGAAGAATAGCATCCTTTAGTTTTCCTAAAGCACTCTTCTTTTTTTCTTCAACTTCTTCTGTAACTTCTTCAGTTACTTCCTTAATATCTTCAGGCATAGTAATAAGGCAACTACCTTATTTAGAAATTAGGGATTCCCAAACCAGCAGAAGGTACAGAAGTAGATGCTTGAGGTAATCCTACATCCCCTGTAAGAGCACCACCTCCTAAAGCAGCTCCACCAATGCCTCCCATAACTTTCGATTTAACTCCATCAATGATGGAATCTCTGTTGACATATACATATACGCCACTAAGGACAACGGCACTAGATAAAGCGAAAGACGCAACAGCAAGTACATTTATAATTTTTTGCATGATTATTCTTCGAGTAACTTATTTATTAGAATAGTATGCTCGATAATAAGCTACAACACCTGATGAGATCTTATGACCCTTCTCTACCCATTCATTTGCACATTCATAAATGGTATTATTTGAATAATTTCCATTACCGAATTGCTTAAAAAGAATCTTAAGAACCTCTTGTCTAAGGTTCATCTGTTCTTCAGTGTACTTTTCTTCAATCATCATTTAGTTTTTCTTCCTGTTTAATACGTTTTTTTACTTGTTTAGCATAGTAAACCTCCTGCTCACTATACCAGTCAGGATGTTTCTTTGCACGTTTTAATAATTTTTTTGCTGCTTTTTTGTCCTTCATTAATTACTCTAAATTGTCTTCTTGATCCGTAAGTATTACACAATCAGATTCGGGGGTAGCAACACAGAGGAGAGTCCATCCCTCTTCCATTTGATCATCATCTAAAAAAGATTGCTCCTCATTGTTTACCGAACCTTCTAACACTTTACCTAAACAAGCTGAACATGCTCCTGCTCTACATGATGATGGTAAATCTAAACCCTCTTCTTCTGCCTGTTCTAATATAGGAGTATCATCAGGACAATCAAATGTAGTTTCTGTACCGTCAGGTGATTGAAGTGTTATTGAATACGATGCCATGTAATTTATGCAACCTCTTTATATATTATCATAGGTAAACAAAGTTACAAGTATCATGAGGGTTCCACCAAAAACTACTGTTACAAATAAATCCCAAGTAAATAAATTCATATCAATCCTAACGAACCTGCAGTCATTCCTACTGCGATAAAAAATCCAAACTCTAGAAGTTCTCTAGAGCCTGGAGGAATTGATGTTAATAATAGTGCCAGTGGTATCATTGAAATACAACTGAGAAAACATTGCTGTATGCTGTTGCTGCTAAGAGGCAACCAAAAACTATGAAAGGCATTTGATTAAAATTAAACTAACTACTCCAATCATTGCTAAACGACCATTCCATCGTTCAGCGAATCTCCAATATGGGTGATACCAATCCATTAAGCACCTGAAGGAACTGTGACGGGTTGCATTTGAGAAACCCTTACTCCTTTACCACCATCATCATCGTCATCATCATCCTTCAATGCACGTAGGAATAATTCTATACCTACTAGAATTGTCATTGGATAAAAGATCCAAAGGATTGCTTGAAACGGTGTGATATCATTAACGGCTTGGAGTTCACCCATATGTTTTGATTTGGTAATAAATTACGAGTAATTATTTAGTTATGTAAAGTTTTAGACTGAGTAATTATACTAGACCAGGAATGATTTGTCCAGTGAAGCTGTAACTAGCGAAGGCAGCAACGCAACCAACGATAGCAGCAATACCATTCCACTTCTCAGCGATGGAGAAGTCAACTTGATCTGTTTCATTGTTCTTTGTAGTTGGGTTTGCCATTAGTAGATACCTGGAATGATGTGTCCTGTAAATGCATAGGTTCCACATATAACTAGGAAACCCATCATTGCTGCACGACCTTGTGCTCTTAAAAAGATGTTTTCGTTTTTCATTAGAAGATACCTGGAATGATTTGTCCTGTGGTGGCATATGCACCCATAGCTGCGACGAAACCAATCATGGCCATCCAACCGTTAAATTTTTCTGCTTCTGGTGTCATTGTTCTTAGATTAATAGGGATAGAGCTTAAAGAGACCTTTGATATCAAAAGATACCTGGCATAACTTGTCCAAATAGGATATAGTTATGTACTGCTGCAAAGAAACCAATCATGGCAAGTCTACCATTAGTTGATTCTGCTACCTTCCAGTGATCATAATTTTTATCTGCTTCATCAATCCAAGGTTGAGGATTGACAGCAAATCTGTTTTGCTTGCCGTACTCAGTAGTTGTATACTTGTCGGCAGTTGAACTAGTCATTCGTTCATTAAGAAACGTAACATAATTATATAGTAAATATTAAATCTTGTAAAGAAACTTTACATTCGGATGTCCGAACAATAAAAAGGGGGTCTAATGACCCCCATAAAGTTAACTTATATTACTCACCTATTCGTTGTACAGCATCCCGTGCTTTCTGTAGTATATCACCTCTTAAAGGAACATATCCTAACACAGATGCTTTCTCCTGATAATTGTCAGAGAGTAGTGTTGATAGAGTGGTCTTTATGGCCTCAGTCTTACGACCATTACCATTCTCATAAGCAAGTATCCATGTAAGCGTAGCAATGGGGTAAGCACCTTCTGCTGCAGGGTTAGGGTCTGTCCCTGCGAGGTTCTCATCGAGTGTAATACCATTGAGTGCCAAAGAACCCGACTCAACTGATGGTGCAACAAAGTCACCATTCTTATTCTGTAATGTAGCAGCTCTGATTTCACCTTTAACATAAGATTGATTTACATATCCAATAGAACCTAGTGTAGTTCTGATACTACCAGCAACACCAGCATTACCTTTATTACCTATACCCACAGGCCAAGCAACTGACTTACCTGTTCCTAGTTTCCACTTCTTACTGAATGCTTTCATAGAGTTTGTGAAGGCAGCAGTAGTTCCTGA